TTCAGCGCGGTTAAGTTTTGATTTCAACGGTTTCCCCCTAAGGGGTTACCAGAAACAAAACTTTATAAACAAACCCGCGCCCCACGGCCGTAATTAATACGGCCGGATCCCCTGTAGTCTGATGCGAGACGCTACAGGACGTCCCTGACGTTCGAGGTGTTTCTCGTCTTGCGAAGGAAGGATCCCTCGCTTGAGAAGAAACTTCAACAGAGCACCTGACCCCGAAGTTGTTGACTTCGGAGTTTTGTGCCTCACGATGGCCCCTGCAATACGGGGGTCGTGAAGTTCCGGATCAAGCCACTCCGCCTTGTAAGGCAGAGCAGACTCTCTTCCGAGACCTGCGGTGGTAGGAGCAACAACCTTCCATCTGCCCTTCAAGAGGACATCAAGGCGCTCGTCAATCCTGGCGACCGTCTTCCAGTAACCATTCCAGTAAAGGAGGTTCCGGTAAGCGGCCAACCCAACCACACCATCAACGTCAGCGAGTGATCGCGGCAACTCATGACGCAAGCGAACAGGGGTAACCCATTCGCCGTCATAGTAATCGCCACCGCAAGACTCCCGGAATTTGCCATTCCAGAAGCTCTTGTCCTTGTTCACTTTGAGCCCAAAAAGCTCGAGGAACTGAATCACTCGTTGTACACAATCTACGGGGACAACGATATCATCTCCGTAGACACGCACCTTGCCCCGCAAGCCATACAACAGCTCGCGGTTCACTGGTGAACGGCGCTCGTACGCAATCGCGGCAATGACGATGGTTGTGAAAACCATCGCCTCAACCGGAAAGCAGAGCGCGGAGCCCATAGACGCGAACTTGGTAAGAGGGATAACTCCCTCACCAGGTACGTCTGCATGTGTGCTCCTCGTCGCCTGGACAGCCTCGGATAACCGAGGAAACCGTTCGAAAAGGAGTTTCACATGAGAGTTCAAGACACGATCGGATGCTTCGCTCAGATCGAGCGTAGCGAGGCTGCCATCGAGGCTGCCCTTTTGAGCCAGGAGGCGATTTGCTTCCTGATCTGCAAATCCGATGAACCAAGCGCCGAGGTCGAACTCCTTACCACCCAAGGGTGGCGGAAATTCGGCACAGTGCTCCAGGCGATAAACAACCTGGAACGCGAGTCCTTGCTGCAGATATTGCATAGCAGTGGGCTCAATGGCGATGATTCGGGGCGTCTTGTCCGTCTTAGGAACTGGAGTGACCTTTACAGGCACTTCAGCACCAGGCTCGAGGAACTGGACACGGTTCAACTCGTCTTCAAGAGCGAGTTGGGGGAGAGCGTAATCTCCGTAAGGAAACACGCTCTCCAACCTCCTAGGCCACTGCTTGACGCTGAACTTGGAGTTTCCTCTAAGTCGGTCAGCAGTGGCCCCAGGGCCGTGCCTCGGAACGATGTGGAAGATACTGGATGGATTGACGACTTTGCAGACGCCATCATCCAGGATCTGGGTAAGCCTGACACCGAGCAGTTCCTCTCGGAACGCTACGTTGCCTGGCTCCTTCTGAATTCCGATGATTAAATCCATCGGATCAGAACCCTCCACACCGCCGCTATGACTGAGCGCCCTTTTGGGGTAGTTGTGTGACTCTTCCTCCTCTTTCGAGGGATGGGAAGTCACCCAGTCATAGGCGAGCTGATGCTTGTCGAGTACAGAATTCTCGACATGTGAAAACACATCAGCCCAGAGCAGAGTTGACGCTTTCCGGAAGAGGGGGAAGATCTCTCCTTCAAGCTTACTGGAGTCAAACTCTGCCAGTTCCTGCTCAATCTCAACAAACTGCCGCATGGCGCGAGATATCCGTGCTTGTGAGCACTGTCTCTCGATCTTGCCGAACGTCATGGTTAACATGCGTACGGCACGAATGCAATCCACACTTGGGTTGTCGAGAAGCACACCAGATGGGTCGAAGATTTGACTAAGGAACCCCCCTAGAAATAGGGGCATTCCCCTCCTACACCGGAAGTTCCGGAAGGAGCTAGAGTCAAGGACCCCAGTGTCTAGGGCGCGTTCAAACGCCTTCGCATACTGAGGCAGGGAGATCGTCAAAAACGACTCCCCTTCCGCTTCGACCCGATCCGTGACCGTTTTATAGTCACGGACGGCGCTGGTACCGCACCAACTCGCGCTTTCATACGCGAGTTCTCTCCACAAGACAGTCAGCCTTTTCATCGGGCCCCCTAACGAGGGATTCGAATGCTCAAGTCTGACGTTTGCAGATTGACCTAAAGGTCAGCTTTCGCCACCCAGAAGCTGGGTGACGGCAGCACCAGAAGACGCAGCCAGGAAGGCGATGAAGCCGTCCACAAGCTGCTTCTGCTGGACCACCGTGAGCGTGCCCACCTTGGGAGTCCTCGACACGAGCCAGACTGAGTCTGTCGCGTCAAAGAACTCACCAGTGGTGAGCGGGTTCGCCACGGTCTGAACACGGTCGAGACGAATCATCCGTTGGTTGACGTTTCCCAGTGAATGGGAAATCGCCAGCTTGTGGGTGCCGTCGTTAGTGCTGAATGCGCCAGAGTTCTGGCCCATGCTCGTGCGCTTAAGCGCCTGAGCAACAGCGTTGACAGTGATCGTGGGATCTGCGAACATCAAACATCTCCTGTGTTGAGGGACTGGATAAAATCCAGACGTGGGTGAAAAACCGTACGGCTAGTTACCGTACAGCCACGTGTCAGCTACCATCGGGACAACCCCAATGCAGTGACGATAGCGAGCTGCTTCCTAGAAAGACTGGAAAAAGCTACGCCGAATCCAAATGGTGTACCGGGGCGGCGATTTTTCTCCTCCTCGATAATCAGCTTCGTCTGATGACGGCCCCCGTAGGAGCCACCCATCTGGACTACACGCTGAGTGTGGCACATCATATATGCGTGCCGCATCACCAAGCCGTCGGTTCCAAGCGCGGAGACATTATGCATTACGTCTCCAACGTTACCGAACCAATCGGCGGCCCAGCTCCACGGGCTGAGGTTCCAAAGGACCTCAGGAGATAAGTCAAGGCCGAGTAACTTCCGGCCGTAACTTCCATAACGACGAACTTTGTCGTTGATGGACTGACCAGTTGGTACGTGGTAGGCAAATTCTGCCTCGAACCACTTACGTCGTTGGACGTACTGGTACTGACCTCCACCCGTGAAGAATCCGACAGTAGGAGTCATCGTGAACCGACATGCGTCGGCTCGCGATTGTTCCTCTGGCGGCCACTGATATCTCCTCTGGATGGTCTTTCCAGACCCTTCCTGATACTGACGAATGATATCGTCAGCATCAACCACGGTTTGCGCAAAATCACGCACACCGCGGATCAGAGGAAACCAACCGAATTCCAGGTTGAGATACTCGCCTCCGCTGGCTTTCGCCAAACGAGTGCGTTCTCTCAATGCACTACCTGGTAGGTTGGGCAGACCCTCCGCTCGAAGTTCACCTAGAAAGGTAGACATGTCGAACGCAGGGTTCGTGGGCTCGATACGCGCAATGGCAGTTGTACCAAAGGCGTCGAGCTCAGTATTGGAGTGCATGGGATAGGGCGTCAGGCTGGGGATGCCATCAGCATTTCCTTCGATCCTCATAGTTCCGACGGTTAGTTCGGAACCATTTGGAGTCGTCCTGTAAATCTTGAGATTCTCAGGATTGTAGGAACGGACGGAACGGTTTAGTACCATTCCGCCTCCTCCCGACCAACGACCTCCCGGTAGGGAAGCGTGAGTCGTGTCCGTGATGGTCTCGGAATTTGTAGTCCGAGCATCATATGGACCCCATGGTGACACCGTGGACGGTCGCTGCATTCCGGATATTGCACCGGAAATAAATGTACGCGACCGTGTCCTCGTTGCCACAAAACCTCCATCTGCATCAGTGCTGGTTGGAAATACCCTTCTGGAGAGAAAGGTACCGGCGCGGGAGCCCCTTAC